CCCAGCCCAGAGCCATACATTACCTTAAGTTGTAGATAAGCGTACTAAAGCGGTTGTTGTCGTGTTTGATGGCATTGTTAAAGTAAAGTTACCAGCAGTAATTGTCTGCGAACCAAAGGTATATACAGCAACCGCCTTGTTAGACTGGGTTGAGTTATATAACAACATAGTGTCAAACGCAGTAGACAATGTTACTGTCGTGTAAACAATAGAAGCAGATGGTGTCCAGTACCCTACGCCAGCCGTTGTAGATGCATTTGTAGATGCTGGATTAGTTGCACCTGTAACCGCTACACCGCCAGCCGTATATCCTGTACCTGTTACTTCACCAGTAGCACTGTAAACTGTAGTAGACGCATTTAGCGTAGCAGATGCTAGATATAAAGCCGCTTTAAATGTATTTGCTGTACTTGCAGTCTGCGCTGGGTTAGCCGAACTAAAGTTATGGGTTGCACTTAATAGTTCCCCCAAAAACGAAGTACACATTGATTGAGTATTTGCCATAATTTATCCTATAGTTGCACCGACTAAATCGGTAAATGGTGAAGTTTTAAGGGTTACATGAGCAGAACGGTGGACTAGTTCACCATCTAGCCAATATTCTGTCCAAGTTGTGTACTCAATATCATTTTCAACTGAACCTTCTTTTTTCTCTAACAAAGAATCATCCATTTCGCCTTTGGTAGTGGTAACTAATGCCATATAACCCCCGTTTAAACTCGTATTAATGCGCTATCAGCAGAATTTGCTGGTAATGTCACTGTAAAACTGGATGTTGCAGTTTTATCAGACCCAAAATTTAGTACCGCAATTGATTTGTTTCCTTGACTCTGATTGTAAATCAACGCACCCCTACAAGTAAAGGCTGCTCCAGTCCAAACCACGTTATTAAAACTCACATAAACCGTAGTTCCTAACGTGTTAATGGTTATATTTTGGCATGGTTTGCCACCAGCAACATAGCCAGTTCCAACCACTTCTTCCAATGTTGTATAAATAGTAGTATCGGCACCTAAATTGGCATTACCGGTATACAAAGCCATGTAAATAGTATTTGTTGACAAGTTTTGCACACCTTGAAAGATGTTTTGTTTAAACGATGTGGTTATGGTTTGTGAAATCATGTGACTGGATACTTAGGAACGCCATCACGGAATGAATCGCCCTTCTCTTTGGCATCGCCAAGTTGTTTGAGAAGCATCATTGACTCGTCATATCGGGCTTTATACAAGGTAACAAGGTCTGGCTCACCCTTCATATAGGTAATTGCTTCCATTAATGTGCCATTTAGTAAGGCTGTATCAAAGTTATCACTTAACCAAGTGTTACTAGCGGTAACAATTGACTGCGGATAGTAGAAATAATGTAACTCCATACGATAAACAGCGTTTGGAGTTGGCCCAAGAATGAAACTTAACTCATTTGGGAATGAATATTGTGGCCCAAATAGGGCGTAATATAGAGGCAAACCCGTATCATTTGGGCTTGGATAGCCTTCTCTAATAAAGTTTACATCTTTATTCAATAGGAATGTATACCTTTCTGTAGCCAAACCATAGTTTTCAATGACTGCTAAAGAAAAAGAGGCTAGATAATCATCTGGACAGGAAAGATATTTGTTTGCTGGGGATGTAACACCCACTACATTCTTACGCAAAGACGGCAATTGAACAGAATTGTATATCTTCTGTTCCGCTTGCTGAATAAAACGGTTCATATCTACAGTTGGAAAGGTGTTTTCCGTATAATCTTGAACCGCTATAACTAAGTCTGCGTAGTTCATGTCAACCTTTAAGCCATTGGACCACGTGAGGTAAAGCCTTTTGTTGCTGCGCCATGCCCACGCTGTGCAATACCAGATGTTTTGACATCTTCTCTTGCTGGATTACCGGCACTTACTCTACGTGCTGGCATTCCCGGAGTTGTCTCTACGGCACTCATTGAGTTAGGGTCTGTTTGGTATCCAATCTTAACATTCTTCATGGGTTTACCATCCATTGTATGTGGTTGTGCATAGACTTTGGCATCGCCAACTTCTTTACCCATGACCTTTTTAGAAAATTTTCCCATTATCGACCTCTACCTGATGATTTTTGATTCATAGCACGAGCCAAATTACGTCCAACTTGTTTCATTTTCATGGATGTAACGCCAGCAGATTTCTTGCCGCCATTATTTCCCATGACCGTTGGTCCGGAGTTACCTAAATTTGTACCCTGTGTTTTACCTTTTTTAACAATTCCGTCTGCTGATTTAACGAAAGCCATGTTTAAACTCCTTATGTTGTTGATATTGTGACACTTGCCAATTGAAAGTTCAACACTAAATAGTTTGGCGTTAAACCTGCATCCGAGGCTCTGGAACCTCCTACTGGATTCCATCCCCACTGAAAAACTCTACTACCTTCTTCTTGATAACCTATTGCATCTTTATTTGTACTATTTGTATCAATAATTTGTAATCCACTGGTACCTGAAACTTGATAACTGGTATCTGGTCTTGGCTCCCGAACCGCTTGCGGGTCATTGACTGGATATAAACCTAACGATAACTGTGGTTGGTCTGGGTCCCAACACTCAGGGCACACTTTAATATTAAATAACTTGGTCTTAATAATCTCTTTTCGTAACTGCTTAAGCATGAACCGCTGACCACACCTATCGCACTCAGCAATCGAATACTTACCTGACGCATAATTGTTAGCCATACATTACCAAAACGTTTGTCGTGGAGCAAGTCGCAAGGACGCTTTCTCTCTATCCTCCTGCGAAGCAACTAGCCATTGTTCATCATAGGCCGCTTTTAACATCTGAGTTCTATCGCCAGTAGTTGGATTCTTTACCGATAAATGATAAGCCAAGCCAGCAACTAAACAAGGTAATAAACGGAACGGAATATCTTGGACACTAGTTCCTCCCCCAGCATCCTGTATCCTACGCATACGCCAGTAGACCAATGTGTATGGACTTCCACCAGCACTAGCGGTAGGCCAGACGCTAACTGTTGGTAAGTTTTGATTGTATATTACCGCCCCTGCCGTATGAGCAGCGGCAGTGGTATTGTTTTGTCCACGAGCGCATAACTGAAGAATATTACCAACCACACTGGTGTAATAAATAGTTTCAGAATCTATTTTGATATAACCGGAAGCGCCTAAATCAACCGTAGAACTGACTTCAATTGTGGTATCTGTAGCACTAATGTTAGCAGTTGTACCATTACCCACCAAAGTAGCAGTTGTGGCGTTAGTTTCCCCTGTTTGTCTATTAATAAATATCTGAATTGGAAAGCCTTGCGCTAGTTTATTAGGTATCTGTAGGTAAGATGTTTCAGAAATACGAGTAATACTAATATCACTCTGGTTTACAGTGCCTTGATTCCTACGCATAACATGGTCTAACAGGTCAATTGTATCTACCGGTAGTGGGTAACTAACCTGTCCGGTGACTAATTGAATCTCACCTTCTTCAATAGTCCACAGATTAATACCTCTGTTTGCCCACTCAATGGTCATTAAATTTAAACTACGTCTAGCCGTGCGTAACTGGTAACCAGTACGCATTTCTATGCCACAACGCTCATAAGCCTCTTCTGCCATTTCATTAAATGGTAGATTAAACTCGGTTGTTCCTGACGTGTATGCCATTATTATCTCTTTTTAGCCGTTTTTGCTGAATTGATGAAATCCATTGCGGAGGGGGCACCTTTGCTTCCTGCCTTCCGCATTTTCTCTCCAGAGCCTTTAGCAATTCTTTTACGCTTTGCATTGATATTTTCATATAGGCCAACCTTGCCACCCTTAGCAAATTGAGTAAAGTCTGTATCATCCCTACGGGCTTTCTTTTTACCATCAGGCATTTTGGATGGGTTTATATCACCCATCCCACGAGATGCTCTCATTAGCACATCTTTCCACGTGTTTTACCACGCTTGGCAATACCATCAGCAGACTTTACAAAACCACCATTAGCCATTTTTACAACCATAGCGCCACGCTTTGACTTTTTCTGAACAGAGTGTTCACCTTTAGAAGCAATACGTCCGCCTTTTTTGTATTCATCACCGGGCATTGTATCTGAACCATAGCCAGCCTTTGCGTCTTTAGTCATGCGTGGAACAATACCCATGTCTCTTGCTTTGGATAATTTTTTCCCATATTCACTATTTTCTGCTTTATTAAATTCTTTAGTATCACGAGCATTTAATTTTCCTAAGCGAGTATTAGATGGCATGTTTAAACGAGACCCAACATATGCATCTGTTTCTCCACCGTCAGCCATTTTTTTAACTCTGCCACCTTTTTTCATGGGCATTGTTGGTGCTGGTGCAGCGGCTGGAGCCATTGGACGAGCCATTGTTGGTCTGCCTTGTAATTGTGGAGCAGCAACATTTGGATTACCTTGTGGAGGCATCATTCCCGGAGGCATTCTTCCGGGAGGCATTGGACGCTTTTTAGCCATTGCAGCCGCACGTGGGTCAACTTGACCACCGCCAGCATACTTCATCATTCCACCTTTTTTCAAGGCTAGTTTAGTACCCTTACCACCTTTGTGCTCTTGAATATCATGCTGTCTAAAGGCTTTTTTAATCATGGCTTTGTCCTGAGACTTATCCATCTTCATATCTTCTTTATGTTTCATCATTCCACCCTCTTTAAAAGTTTTGCCTTTATCGGCTTTTGCAAATTCCCGACCTACCGATTGTGGTACGCCAGCCTTTTTAGCAAATGCCTTATTATGAGCAATTGCTTCCATAAAATTGTGCTGCTTTTTACTACTACTTGGCATCTTTACTTTGAAATAAGTTGGTCAATTTTGTTTTCAAGTTTGTTAAACCTTGCGTCAATGTGTTCAACAATGCGTTCCACTTCTGCTTTAGTAACGTTATCACGAGCCACCTCTTCTCTTGTTTTGTTTAACAAAATACTAATACGTGCTAATTCTGCAAACTTTTCATGCATGATATATCCAATAACCGCCATAAAGATGGTCAGCCCACCAGTCCATAATTCCATTACATTTAACATTTCCATGCCCGTAACGATTTATTAATACGAGACTGTGGGTCTTTAGCCGTTTTCTCGCTGGTTAACTTCTTCTTCATACCTTCCATGCGAGCGCAAAATGATTTCTTTCTAGAGCCACCCTTTGGTTGAGGAGCCTTTAATCCCGGTTTATCCGGATTAGCAGCATTGTATGAAGCCCTACCTTTGGCGTTTAAACCACCTTTAGGGTTCTTACCTTCCTTACGTGTCCATGCTGGTGTCTTCATGCTACATCCTTTTTAGTCTCAATGGGGCGCAACATGGGGTACAGGTAGTCTTCTCCAAATGAGCCTTCAAATTCATGAACGCCCATATGTCCTAATTTAATAGTTGGGTCTATCCATACCTCATAGCCATGCTCTCTAGCACGGTCACAGAATACATAATCTTCGCCCACATAACCGTCTGGCGTAGATTTAAAATCAAAGAATGAATACGACAAGCCATCTTGTACCCTGTCATCCATATACGCCCACTCAGGGTGGTTTTCTTTGAGTGTCTCAAACACTTCTCTACGAATAACCATAAATGCCGTAGCAACCCGTTTAGCCCGTACTAGACCCATTGGGTTCATATACACGTTTTTGTCTTCGTCTATGTCTAATGTAGAGATATAGACCTTACCTTTTTTACGAGCCACCGGAATACCAGCAACAATACCTTTCTTTGGGTCACTGTTCCAAGCCAGTAACCGAAAAATGTCATTTGCATCAAAGTTAATATCAGAATCAATAAACATCAGGTCTGTGCAATCTGACTCTAGGAAATCATAAGCAATCAGGTTACGGGCACGAGACACAACAGAACAGCCGGAGATATTACCAACTTGTATTTGGATGCCGTGTTTCTGAGCCTCTACGCAAAAATGAGCAAAAGAAATTGCCCATTTAGTAGTTACTTTGAAATCGTAGGAGGGAATGCCAATCATGACTTTCCGTCCCGCTAAACTGTATGAGGCTTCTTGACCGTCCATTGTTTATCCGTAGTAAATGTTTGCTGCGGTTAAATTTGTTATATAACCATACACGCCATTGTCCGCCCTTACACCTTCTCCGGGAATAAATGGAGCATTGTTATATGTATCACCAGCGGCTACATCATATGTCATTAGCCATTTACCAGTTGAATAAACCATTGCAGCACCAGCAGTAATTGAACCGCTGTTAATGTCTGTAATAGTAAAAGTACTGGATGTTAATACTGTGACAGCATAGTTTCCGTTGGTAGCGGTGCCACCTGTACCAGCAGCAAAATCAATACCAATAACTTGTCCTGTGGTTAGTCCATGTGCTGATTGAGTTACAGTAACAGTTGTTGTAGAACGAGCATAAGTTCCCGTAGTTACAGGGGCTGTTAGCGTATCAAATACAGACAATTGACCCGCAGTAGCCGTGCCAGTTAATGAAATGGCTTTAATACGAGTCGGTCCAACAACAAAAATGCCGCTACCGTTTAAATGCGCCTGTTTTACGTCATATTGCATACCCATAATTAATCTCCAAAAGTTAAGGGATTATCCCCAGATTAATTAAGAAGTAGCAAACGGAGTTGCAACAGTACCAGAACCTAACACTGTGCCTGTAACCATATACTTTAATGCAGCAATTGCGTAGATTTGTACAAATGTACCCGCAACTCCACCAGTAGTTGTACCGTTAAAGTTAATAAAGTCATCAGTTGCACCAGCAACGAAGCCTACAGCAGCACCAGAAGTGTCTGTATCAATTGACAATACAGAACCTACATACTTGTCTGTGCCGTCAGTACCAATCTTCAAGGAAGAAGTAGAGATTGTGGTTGGAACCCAAATGGTATACATCACGCCTTCGTTGTTCAGCGTGCTGGGGTCTTGACCGGGACCAGAAGTGGTTGGATTTGCAGATGCGTTAATGGTTGGTAAGGTTAAAGTTAAAGCAGCCGCTAAAGAACCACCTACGGAAATAATACGTCCACCATGAGCCTCTGGGCTTAGGGTAGTGCTGGTTGTAATTTCAACAATAGTCGCTGGACCTTGTTGATAAATGCCACCTAATGAACGAAGTGGACCTTGGAATGTGGAACGTGCCATATTAATTCTCCTATATACAAGTTAAGCCTATTAATCGGTATATCGTCTGCTGGGTGCAGTTTAATAAGCCGGTATTACCCAGATAAATAATCATACTACATTTTTATGTTTATGCAATACTTTTTAATAATAAAAAACCCCACCTTTTGAGCGGGGTCTTTGTCAAACTAAGGAGTTTATGCTCCTTGGCTTCCGTACATACCCAGTGGGTCTGACCAGCCAAATGAATAACGCTCACGAGACTTGTAACGAACGTTACCAGTATCGAAGTCACCATCCATTGAGTTGCTTAACGGAGTACGCACAAAGTGCTTCATACCGTTAGGAACATCAGTGGTTAGGAACCAAGCATTTGTATCTGTTAAGAAGTTGTTAACTGTGTAACCTTCTGATACAGAACCATTGTTCTTGATAGCGTTGATGTCGTTATCAGTTGTACCAACACGTAGTTCAGTTTCTAGCAAACGAGTTGCTACGAACTGGAGTGATGGAGGAACAACCAATTTACAAGGTTTAGCGGCAATTAACAGACCACGCTCATCAGTCCATGCTGCGATTTGAATAACTGCGGCTTCTAAAGAAGTCTCATTCAAATCGGCTGGGGTTGAAGGAATGTTACTGTTAGTACCACCGGAAACCAGCGGATGACTGGCAGAGAACAGAGGTACACCATCACCACCGTAATAAGCGGCAGAGTTAGTGAAACCGTTATTCAATACAGCAGCCGCTTTTACCTGCTTGGTATAAGCCATCGCACGAGCCAATGCCTTAGTATAACGAGCCGATAGGCTGTCATATAAGTTGTCTTCAATTGCCTCTTCAGTGAGAGAGAATCCAAGAGCAATGGTTTCATGGTTATAGCGGGCTGTAAATGCTTCTTGTGCATTGTCATAAGCGATGGCAGAGCCTTCGTTTTTAACAGGAGCAGCAGAGAAACCTGACAGTTTTGTTTCTTCTTCGAACGAACGCTCAGATGATTCAGTTTCATAAATCTCTTTATGTTGCTGTCCATAGGTTGCGTACTCTAGGCCAAACAATGCGTTTAAGCCGGGGAGCAGTTCTTTTAGTAGTTGTGCACGAGAAATAGCCATTTAATTGCTCCTTTAAGCAGCGGTTACAACGTTAGTGGCTGATGTATACGTGTGAACGCCAAAGTTAAATTTGACAATCACTTCAGTAAACGAACCAGAAGCGTTAACGGTCTCTGGAACAACGTCAACAATACGGAAAGGTAAAGTTGTTGTAGAACCAGTTGAGTTATAAACACCTTCTTTAGAATTACCTGTAGTTGTGCTACCGGCAGTTAAGAAGAAAGCAACGTTTTGACCAACAGCCGCACGGGTTAAACCGCTTACTGCTGTGCTTGTTGAGAGCACTGCTACTTTAAATAAAGCATCAGGGTCATCACAAACATAAGCAACAATGTCAGATGCCACAGTACCACCGGGGTAGTATTGTGTTTGCAATAATTGGGAAGTTGTTGGGTTTGTAAATGCACAACCCAAGAAAATACCAACTGCGTCAGTTGCTGAAGTAGTACCTGTGGCTGCACGGGATATAGTTCCGCCAGTGTTCAAACGCACGACATCACCATAAAATATGGAAGTGCCAGAGCCGGAAGCAATGGGGATTTCACGAGTGGAACCAGCAAATACCTGACCACCAATCAGATTGATTGGTTGGAACCCATAAGGTCCTGCTACGGTAGGATATGCCATTTAAGACTCCATAAAAAGT